CGCACTCTGAAGAATGGGATGAGAGTTTCCAGCGTTGTGAAGAATTGCCGGGAGACAATTGGATTGCGAGTGATTTCCAGGCTTTTGAGTCTGTGCTCAGTTTGCTCATCAGCAACTGTGTGTCTTGGGTGTTTGTTCAGGTATGTCTAAGGGGTGGTAACTATTCTCCTGAAGAACTAATGGTACTCACCACTTTGCTCGCCGACATCTCTAATGCCACCATTAATTTTTTCGGAGAGCTGATCACATTGCTCGGAGGTGAGGCCTCAGGTCAACAGATGACAACACCTTTCAATTGTGTCGCGAACGTCCTACTTCATATGTATGCTTTTGTGATCATTGCTTGCGGTGTTCATGCCACGTACGAGGAATATTTCGATATGGCGAAGAGGTTCTTCATCCTAGTGCGTATTCTCACGTTGGGCGATGATGTCTACATGAAGGTCCACCCAGATGAGACCTGGTTCAACCACACGTCCATTCAGGAAGTGTTTGCGAGCATTGGTATCACATACACCATGGCCGATAAGCTCGCCGCGAGCAAGCCCTATGTATCGCACAAGGAAGTCACTTTTTTGAAGCGCTCGTTTACGGATCATGAAGAGTTTCCTGGGATGAAGGTTGCTGCATTGGAGAAGAAGAGCATCTACAAGATGCTCTGCTACACTGTTCCCAGCAAGTCTGTTTCCAATGAAGAACAGTGGGCCGCGGCAATTGCGTCTGCATATGCCGAGGCCTTTTTCCATGGGAGAGAGTTCTTTGACCAGATTGACACTCTTGTGAAGGAAATGCCCAAGTCACGTGAGCTTGAGCTACGCATTGCGCAAAACCCGCCACCAGGTTGGGGAGAGATGGTGGTTCGGTTTATTAAAAGTTCTCCCCGTATGCGGGCTATGCGATCAGCCCCGGAAGTTTCCGAAACAGTGCAACCCAAGTGTAGTTACTGCCTTTGGACTGATCTGGAACTACAGTCTGAATGGAGCGTGGATGCTTGGGGTTCAACGGATGTGGTGCTCTCACCACGCGGTATTCACCGTAGGCTACCGTGGCCGCAAACTGTTCCTAGTCGACAGAGCGTTGAGACTGGCCTGTGCGATGAAATTCAAGGTTTCAGCAAGAACTACAACAAAGAGAACAAAAACACAAAACCTA